TAGTGATGTCTGATGGTAGCCCTGCTGCAAGCAAATCTTCAAGTGGGTTAGGACAATTCACAGACAAAGTTATTAAAGAAATAGAACGATCCAAGGTTGTTGACATCTATGGTTTGGGTCTTTGTAGTAATTCTGTAGAGAGTTATTACACAGCCAACAGTGTTGTTGATAATCCAGCGGATATTCCAAGCAAGTTAATTGAGTTAATAGAAAGGAAAATTATCAATGTCCACTAAGAAAGTAGAGGACCTCGTTAAGTCAGCTTTGAAAGAAGCTCTTGACAAGAGGAAACCACCAGGAACAGCAGAGCCTATATCAGAAGCATACAAAGCTGTAGATTCATCTGATTTTGGCTCAACAACAACAAAAGTAATGAATGACAATCAAATTTTATTTTCTGATTTGATTTCTGACGATACAGTTGCTGACAAGGATAATTTCCCTGTTACAACATTTCACGATTATGCTTGGGATGAACGCATAGCTTCATTTGTTCCTAGTATCAATGAGAGCTATGTGATTGATAAAGACTTAGCAGGAAGTATTCTCATGGCTTGGGAATTGAATGAGAAAGTTCTCTGTTATGGTCCAACAGGTGCTGGTAAATCTAGTCTTGTTGAACAACTATGTGCTCTAACCAACAGACCTTTTATTCGTGTTAATTGTACAGGTGACATGGATTCATCCATGATCTTTGGTCAACTGACAGCAGAAGATGGCTCAACAGTTTGGGTTGATGGTGCTGTAACCGAAGCAGTTCGATATGGTGCTGTGTTTGCTTGGGATGAGTGGGATGTAACTCCCCCAGAGATTGCAATGGGTCTGCAATGGCTCTTAGAGGACGAAGGCAAGCTTTTCTTAAAGGAGATGCCTGGTAGTACCAAAGACAAGCAAATAACGCCTCACGAGCATTTTAGGATTGTTGCTATCGGTAACACACAAGGCCAAGGTGATGACACTGGTTCTCATGCAGGTACTAACGTTCAAAACACTGCAACGCTTGACAGGTTTGGTACAGCTATATACATTGACTATCTCAATCCAGGCATTGAAGAAACTTTGTTAGTCAACAAGTGGCCTTCAACAATAACAAAGAAAGCAGCTAAAGAATTGGTTAAACTAGCCAACCTAATCAGACAAGGCTACAAAGCCAATCAGTTTAGTTTGACTATTTCTCCCAGGTCTTTGTTTAGTATTTGCAGAAAAGTAAGTGCTGGACGTTCTCTAAAGAAAGCTTTTACCTTGGTCTATCTCAACAAACTCAATGACACACAACGTAAAGTTGCTGACGAGTTATTCACTAAAATCTACGGCACATCGGAGTAAAGCATAAAGCCATATAGCCCTCATTGCGAGGGCTATTTACTTTGTGTTTTACAAAGATCAACATGATAGACAACAAACAAATATTAGCGAATGCTCCTAGTAACATGGGGGAACAAATCCATGTTAACCATAAAGGCTGCGAAGCAGGTATTGACAATAAGAAAAGACTGTACATCAAACGTACAGAAAAAGGATTAGTTGCTTATTGTCATCATTGCAATCAATCTGGGTTTGTCAATGATTCCTCTAGACTATCTTCTTGGGTTAGTACCAAAGAACTAGCATCAGCTTACAAACACAATACTAAACCAGTACTTTCTACCTTAACAACAGAAGGCAAGGTGTGGTTACATTCCAATTACTGCGATACCAACGATACTTTATTTGCAGGTATTGCTGGGGAACGACACAAAGTTGCGCTTACACTACTAAACCCCGAGCAAGAAGTTATTGGATGGCAGGTACGAAACCTGCTATTTACACCTAAGTACTTGACACACTACGTCAATACTGACAGCAAAGGTGATGCAAGTTGGTTTCACAAAAACAGCAAGACTTTGGTAATAACAGAAGATTACCTCAGTGCATACCGAGTACACAAAAATACAGGGTTTAGCTCTGTAGCGTTACTAAGAACAATGATTTCTGACAAAACTTTATCCCAGATGTATGAACTTAACTTTGAGTTTGTATTTATTTGGCTCGACCCTGACAAAGCTGGACAAGAAGGAGCAACCAAAACATATAAAAAACTCAACCATTTTTTACCAACACAAACAAAAGTTGCCATCTTTGGCATGGACAAAGAACCTAAAGAATGCACACCAGAAGAACTGAAAAGCATTCTTGTATGAAGGAAGCAAATGGACTATGACGTTCTGTATCTTTGCTCTCAAAGCAAAGAGAACTTAAACAAATACAGGCGGTACATTAAACCGCATGTAGTTGTAAAAGAAACAAACACCATTCTTGATGGGATGGACAAGTACTACAAAACATTTCCAAGCATTGATACATTCAACTGGGATTCGTTTTCAGCTTATTTGATTGCAGATCAAAGTAAGCGACTTACAGATGATTCAATTGTCAAGCTACGCATGACATTGACCAAAGCAAAGACTTATGTTCCACACCATGCACATGAGGAAGTAATCAAAACTCTTATTGAGTTAGATTACTTAGCTCTTATCATGGAAGAATGCGAAAAAGTAAAGGAGGGTACAAGTGACCTTGAACACGTTCATATCATTGCTACAAACGCTCTCAAAGATGTTGAAAGATACATCGAGAAAGATGAACTATTTGTTAGTGCTGATCTTTCTGCAATCGCTGATCGAATTAGTTCTAGCGGTTATGAATGGAGGCTTGAACAACTTAACCGATCTCTCGGTCCGTTACGTACTGGTAACTTTGTCATTGTTGCTGCTAGGGTGGAAGTAGGTAAAACTACATTCCTTGCTAGTGAGGTCAGTTACTTAGCTCAACAGTTACCCAAGGGTAGACCAGTTGTTTGGGTTAACAACGAAGAAGAGTCATCAGTTGTATTCTTTAGGATTGTTCAAGCTGCATTAGGTGTAGAAAGCAAAACAATGATTGCTGACTCTAAAGCATCTATGGAATCTTACACAACATTGATGGGTGGCAACAAAGACAAGATACGTGTTACTAAAGACATGAATCATGTACGTGATCTAGAAACATTGTTTAGAGAAGTTAATCCAGGTTTGATTGTATTTGACCAGCTTGATAAAGTTGATGGCTTTAAGTCAGATGAGAGAGAAGACATCAAGCTAGGCAAAATATACAAATGGGCTAGGGAACTAGCAAGAACTTATGGTCCTGTAATTGCAGCTTCACAACTCAGTGCAACAGCAGTGGATATGAAAGACCCACCATTCATTGGCCTAGATGCCTTGCGTGGATCAAAGACTGACAAACCAGGTGAAGCTGATGTGGTAATCACATTAGGTAAGTACAAAGAACCAAAGAATCCCGAAGAAGAAATGATTAGGACAATCAATGTTCCTAAGAACAAACTACCAGGAGGAGGTGCAAAACAAATGGAATCAGAACGTCATGGTCAATACCTAGTAACTATTGATCCAATCAGAGCTAGGTTTGAATAAGGAAACACATGGATCAATTAGAAATGAAAAGATTAGCAGAACTTTATAACGTAAATCTGTCAGCAAGTGTAATCAACTTTGCTACACAGTGTTATGGCATGGGGTACTCAGATGGTAGAAGACAACAAGAAATACTACATTTAAGAAAGGAGAAAAATGACAGCATCACAATCAGCGATACAACCAAAATTCGTAGCGATTGACGTTGAAACAACGTTAAACGGCAACGAAGACGTAGGACTAGCTCATCCTATGCACCCAATGAACAATGTTGTAGCTTATGGAATACATCATGGCGACTTTCCTATGGCTACATATGAAAGCAAAAACTTTTGGGATGTTTTGTCAGCAACAAAACAAGGAGTAGTTATTTGTGGACACAACATATCTTTTGATTTGATGTATCTATATAAAGAATCTCAAGAGTATCGCAAACTACTTCAACATCATCCTATTTGGGATACACAACTTGCAGAATATATCTTGAGTGGTCAACAAACTAAGTTTTCTAGCTTGGATGAGTTGAGCATTCAGTATGGTTTGCCAGTCAAAGATGATGCTATCAAGAAGTATTTCCAAGCAGGGTTAGGGTCTGACTACATTCCTAAAGAAGAACTCACACCTTATTTGCTTCAAGACATTGAGAACACCAAAGCAATAGCTATATTGCAATGGGAAAGAGCAGTCAAAGCTAATCAATTGTCTTTGATTAGATCGCAAATGGAAGCTCTTCATGCAACAACAGAAATGATGTTCAATGGTTTACACATTGACACAGCAGCTCTAGACAAGTACACAGTTGAGGTTGTTAACGAGTACGTTGAAGTAAAGCTTGACTTAGAAGAGTTAGCCAAAGATCACATTGATGATATCAACAGTCCAAAGCAATGGAGTCAATTTTTCTTTGGTGGTACTAAGAAAGTAAAAGTCAAAGAAGAAGTTGGTGTATACAAAAATGGTAATACCAAATTCAAGTTGGTAGAAAAGACAGTTAAGATCAAACCATTTATTACGTATACTCCTGATCCTGATAAAGTATCTTCTAAGACTGGACAAGTATCTGTAGATGACACAGTGCTTAACGACATGCTTGCTCACACATTCAATGCTGAAGCAATAGGGTTAATCAACAAGTTGCTAAAGTATCGTGAGTTGTCTAAGCAGCTATCAACGTATGTGCAAGGTTTAAGTAAACACATGATAGGAAACTTCATACATGGCAAGTTAAATCACACAGCAACAGTCACAGGTAGGTTGTCTTCAACCAATCCTAATCTACAAAACATTAGTAACAACCCTATCAAACAGATATTTACTTCCAGGTTTCCTGGAGGCAAGATTCTTGAGATAGATTTCAACCAACTAGAAGTTGTGGCTCTAGCACATGTTACTAGGGACAAACAGCTTATAGCTGACATCTCTGGTGGTGCTGATATTCACAGCGAACTATACAAAGACATGTTTGGGAGGATGCCAACTAAAGAAGAACGTAAACCATTCAAATCAAGAACGTTTCAATTGATCTATGGTGCAGGTGCTAAAGCAATCAGCAAACAAGCGGGTTGTAGCCTTGAAGAAGCAAAGAAGTTCATTGATGTTTTTTACAAACGCTATCCAGATGTAGCTGAGTGGCACAAAACATTTGCAGAGAAAGTTGAATACGAAGCCAAATACGAATTAGATGTAAATGGATTTCTAGAGAAAGTTAAAACGTTTGTGTTACAAACTGAGACTGGCAGGAAATTTGCTTTTAAGGAGTATCACAATGCTGATAGTTGGTCATCTAGGACTTATAATTTTAGTCCTACAGAATTGAAAAACTATCCAATCCAAGGTTTAGCTACTGGAGATATAGTCCCAATGATGTTGGGTATTATCTTTAGGAAACTAAAAAACAGAGAAGACATCAAGATGGTTAACACTATCCATGATTCTCTGATGTTCGATGTCAGTAGTGATTCAGTAGAGTTTTTTACAAAGGAGTTAACACAAACACTAAAACAAACACATGAGTATTTTGAGATATTGTTCAGGACACCTCTGGCTCTGAAGCTCAATGCAGGAGCATCAGTAGGTGACAATTGGTTCAACATGAAAGAAATTTAACATGGCAATGATGACAGGCGTAGTGGAAGCCACATCCACAAAAGAAGTAAACACTAAGTTTGGTGCAAAGCCCACTTACTCGATGAAAGTAAATGGCAATTGGGTCAAATGCGGATTTAAAGACCCAGGAGTTCAAGCAGGTTATGAAGTTGAATTTGATGGTGTAACAGGTACTTACGGCATGGAAACAAAGTCTGTAAGCATTCTTAAGAAAACAGCAACACCAGTACCACCTACTCTTACCACAGAGGGTAAAGTTGGTGTTTTAGGGCCATCAAAGCATAGCTATAGTGGTTACAAAGAGAAAGTGTTTCCTATTCCTCCTCTTCATGGAGACAGAGCTATTGTTCGTCAGAACGCTTTAGCTCGTGCAACTGATCTTTATATCGCAGCTAGAGGCGGTAAATCATTTGAGTTGGAAAGCTCAACGCTTGATCTTGTGATAGCTTTGGCTCGTAAGTTTGAGTCTTACACAGCAGGAGACATTGACATGGCAGAAGCCATGAAAGAAGATTCTGAAGAAAACATAGCAGCTCAAGAGTAATCGTATAAGGTCAGTGGGTAACACCACTGGCCTTTTTTTATGCTATCAACCAAAGGAGTAAACATGACTGCAAAGGAATTGTATGAATTACTTGACCGATTAGATATTGACTATGATGTTATAGAAATATTTGAAGGTTCTAGATTTTTGATGTTTAAAGTAGAAGAGGATGAAGAATGAAAAGAGAAACAATGATTGACCAACTTGTCGAGGATGACATTGAAACAGTACGTCAAGCCATGCAACATAATGACGTTGAATACTTAGATTACATTTTGCGATTTGGGATAGGTTATGACAAAATGTCTAATGAAGAATTGTTTGCACAGTTTGAAAACAGAGCATGGGATATAGAAAAATGAAAACATACAAAGTAGATATTGAAATTGAGTTAGAAGACGAAGCTGACGGGTGTAATTGGATATACAAAGCTGTTCAAGATTTGTTGGTAGGTAATGAGATGATCACTTCCTTTAAACAGGAGCAAATAAATGAAAGCACTGATTGATGGTGACATCGTAGTGTATCGTGGTGCAGCATCAGCAGAGACAGACGAAGCATGGATAGCCCAATCAAGGGCTGACCAAATGATTCAAGACATCTTGGCTGATACAGGTGCTACGTCTTACAGTGTGTTTCTAACAGGAACGGGGAACTTTAGAAGAGAGATAGCCCCAAGTTACAAAGCTAACAGACCAGACAGTAGGCCAGCACATTGGCAAGCTGTCAGAGAGTTCCTAGTAACACAGCACAAAGCACAGATTTGCAATGGCTACGAAGCAGATGATGAGATGGGTGTCCAGCAGGATAAAGTTGGTGGTACAACAGTGATTTGTAGCATCGACAAAGACCTGCTACAGATACCTGGGAGGCACTACAACTTTGTCAAGAAGGTGTTTCAAGAGGTTACACCAGACGAGGGTTTGAAGTTCCTTTACTTGCAGAGCCTCATAGGAGACCGCAGTGACAACATTGTGGGTGTACCTGGTATAGGCCCCGTCAAAGCTGCACAAGCATTAGCAGAGCTGCTACCTGAAGAATGGTATGACAAGTGCCGTGCAATGTACAACGATGACGAACGTTATCACCTCAATATGCAACTGCTCTACATTTGGCAAAAGCCTAACGACAAGTGGTTACCCCCAACAACAACCGACACGCCCCCACAGGGCGGGGAGGAGGAACAAAACAATGCCACGACCACAACAACGACATAACCCCAACGGCTACCGCAGCGGCTTAGAAGCAAAGTTCCAAGCTGCTTGTGAAGACAAAGGTTGGAAGCTGGCATACGAAGCTAACAAGATCAAATATGTTATCCCAGCCAGCAACCACACTTACACACCTGACTTCACTGTTACTAATAACGTCTACATAGAAACAAAAGGTCTATGGACGGGTACAGATAGAAAGAAGGCTATCTTCATTAAAGAGCAGCACCCAGAAATAACCATTCTGTACGTACTACAACGGGATCAGAAGCTCTCAAAGAAGAGTACTGTAACCTACCTGGACTGGGCAGCTAAACACGCCATAGACGCTTGTGTGTTCTCTAACAACGAACATTGGACAAAGTTTATTTTAAATCACATTGGAGTACAAGAATGACACCTGGTATACGAGTTGATCTTCTATATAAAAAAAGAACAAACTACCACAACCCAGATCAAAACTGGGTACAACAAACAATGTTGGGTGTTAAACCCGCTGTCAGTAAGCAACTTAAGTTGTTTACTTGGGCAATAGTGATCATATATGTTCTTTTAGCGAGCATAAAGGTACATGTATGAGTTATACGTTTTACAACATAGTATCTTTGATACTAATAACAACGGGTTTGTTAGGGGTTGTCTGCTTAACAAGCTTTTTAATTTGGATCATCATACAGGAGATCAACGATGACTGACTTGGAATTAAGACACTGCGTAATAGTTGCTGAACAAACACTGGCTAAACCAGCACATTCAACCCCACTTGAAATACTGTTAAGTAAAGCACTGCTAGAATTAAAGGGCAGAGTACTTAAACTTACAGACAACTATGAAAAACTACAAAAAACTATATGAAGAACTAAGGCAAGCTATTGATGGGGGCTATGCTTTAGCCACCCATGAAGATGCTTTAGAATCTGTTAGGCAAAATCCTGTAGCGTATTGCGCTGAATGCGGAGCTGATGGTGGACATGCGCTCTATTGCGTGGCTTGTGCTGAAAAATATGTAAATAAGGGGACAAGAATGACTAAAGACGAAACACTACGCCTTGCACTAGACACACTTAAAGAAGTGCGAGAGGAAACACTTCGATTAATGAGAAATGGAGAAAGACTTTATGCAGAAGATAAGGTGTGGTCAACTATTATTACTATCCAAGAAGCACTAGAAACAAAAGATAGACCCGTGCAAGTGTCTCCTCTTGAGTTTGTTGAAA